GCAACCTCAGCCGACAACACAACGCCGTTCTCTAAAGTAACTGGGGTTTCTGGTGGCAAGTCCTCATAGTCAAGCCCCGCTTCTTGCAGTGCTTCAAACGTAATCGGCTCGCCTGCAAACTCCTCAAGCAACGCATCAGCTACAAGTTCACGTTCTGTATCAGTAAGCACACCGTCAGCAAGTGCATCGTCAATAACTTCCTGCGTTAGTTCCTCAACCGTTGGCTCAACTTGTATAGGTTCTGGCTCTAAATCTGGCACTAAATCTGGTGCTACCGGTTCTGGCTCTACAACAGGCTCAGGCTCAATGTCAGGCACGATTGGTTCAGGTTCAGGTTCAGCAACTACTACGGCAATTGGTGTAGGCTCTGGTGCTTGTGTGGCTACGGGTATGGGTTCTGCTGTTGGTGTTGCTGTTTCTGATGGCGTTGGCTCAGGTGTTGGCTCTTGCGTAGGTTCAGGTATTGGCGTTGGCTCTGGGTTCAGACTTGGTACAACGCTTGGGACTGGTTCAGGGCTAGGTTCTAGAGTCGGGATAACTGGCGGTTCTTCAAAGTTGCTAGGCGTAGGCGCAGGCTCGACTTCAACAGGAACGCCAGCATCACCAACATCAAATGCGCCGGCAATAGTTACAACTGGCTCGCCTTGAACGTAGCGAATACCACGCCTTAGATCAGCAGGCAACCAACCAAAGGTAGTAACTTCGCCATGCCAGTTGCCATTTGCATACTTGTTAATGACTAGACGTATCTGTGTTAGATCACCTTGCGACTGTGGGTATGGGCGCAGACTCCATTCCACGCATAACGTGTCAGCAGTTGAACCAAAGGAAACGTAAGCACCTTGCCCAAATGTCACCCAGTCATAACCTGCAACTGAAACGCTTGGGGTTTGTGGGTAATCGTGAAACGTGGCATCAGGATTGCCAAAGGTAAGAGTGCCATTAGTGGTCACAAATACGTTTGCGTATTCTGTCTGTCCTAGCTTTAACGTGAACGGCAAGTTAGCAGGATAAGCCGTGTCATCGTGTCCGGTGTAGGTGTAAGTATTGCAGACCACATTGGCTTGAACAGGTGTCGCAAACATAAATGCTCCGACTATTAGCGCAGTTAGGAGAACCCTTGTGCGCTTCATTTACTTCTTGCCGTTGGCCTTACCGAAAGCATCGTTGATTTCTGTTTCGTCAAGTTTGCCGTCTGCAATGTAGGCACGAGCTAGACCCTCAAGCACAATAGCCACACCAAGGATCGCAGCCATACTTGCTGACTTCCACAACTCAACGCCGATGATCGAACCAGCACCGATTGTTCCCATAACAGATGCCACAACTACTGCGACCATACGGGTAATAATGTCTTTGACTTGCTTGCGCTTCAATGTAACTCCAAAAGTATTAAGCGCAGGGTGTTAGAACAAGTTTACTCTGGTTGAACCCAGTCTTGTTCTGCTTCATCCCAGATGTAAAGTTTGCCGTCAGTTGGATAAGCAACTGGTGCTTCCCACTGGCAAGTATCTTCATCTAGTAACCAAGATGCAAAAGGCTTAGGTGGAATGAACGCATCACGTTCTTCATCGTATGTGTAACCAATGCCAGCGTAGTTCTTGCGGATGTTGCCATTGTAGGAAGTACGAACGCAAGTTTGACTTCTGAACTTGCCATACCAAACGTCAGGAGCTTCGCCCTCGATTAGTTCTGTTTCGTCAATGCCAACAATGACCTCAGTCACAATGTTGTTATCGTCTAAAAAAGCGTAATGAGCCATTAGATAAATGTCACCGTTCCTGTTCCTGCTGTAAATATATAAACTCTGTAACCGCTTCGTGAAACGGTACTCTCTGTATATGTTAGCCCAGCACCAACTGTTAATGCAGCAATTGAAGATGGGTATGCAATAACTACAAGCCCAGAACCACCAGTGCCACCAAGTCCACTACGTTGATAATTCCAAGAACCACCACCGCCACCAGAACCCGTGTTTACAGTTCCGTTACCACCGTTGCCAGAATTAACTGATCTATCCCCACCGTTACCGCCACCGCCAGTACCGCCCACGCCAGAAACTGAACCAGCAGCATCGTTATATTCCCCACCGCCACCACCGCCTGCGCGTGTAACAGATGAACCCGTAATTGAACTTGCTAAACCATTGCCACCGTTTTGATTTGAGCCAGCAGCACTAGCACCACCGCCACCGCCACCCTCACCCGCTTCACCAGTAACACCAGCAGCACCATTTGTTCCTTGACCAGCAGTACCAGTACCGCCACCCTCACCATTGGCAGCACTACCACCACCGCCTGAGCCACCATTAGGCAAGCCTGTTGCGTAAGTTCCACCGCGAATTGAAGTGATGTCATCTAAAACAGAATTACTACCAGCACCACCAACAGTTACGGTAAATGATTGACCAAATGAAATTTGCTTCGTGGGTTCAGATGCACTACCACCACCAGAAGTTTCACCAACTTTGCTTACTCGATAGCCACCAGCACCACCACCGCCACCTGTGTTTGGCCCAGCAGTACCGCCACCAGCAATAACCAAATACTCAATGTCAATATTTGGAAAAATAGATGAAGCAACCGTTCCTAGAAGCATCATGCCTTTAAGTCACCAATGATTACCCAAGTATCAGCAGCTCTCTTAATTAGAGTTGCGCTGGAATACTGTGCGCGAAGTAAAAGACCCGGCGTACCATTTAAGGTCACGCCTGCACCAGCTGCGGTTGCAACAGTTGCTGTACCAATAGACAAAAGATTAACCTGCACACCGATTGGAAATGAGTAAGTTGCATCAGGCTCAACAGTTACAACCACAGTACCTGCGCCACTAGCATTAACTTGTAGAAGATCGCCAGCATCACCCGCAGCCAAGCTAAAACTTGCAGTTGCAGCAGTTCTAACATTGATCACTGAATCAATAGGGTTAAAGTTTGCACCATCGTAGGATTCAACAATGTTTGTGTCTTGTAGGTAAGTGACCATGCCCTCAGACGGAACAGGTACAGCAGATGAACGCGCAGCACTTGTTGCATAAACCTGCACTGCTTGTTGCATCAGATAGGTGTTTACCTCTGTTGCGGTCAGTACAGCACCAGCTGTGAATGTCTTTAAGCCAGCACCAGCCATTATTACTCCTAAGTTTGTCTTGTATGTAGTTTATCGTTAAATCGTTATTGAACCAGTGCCAGCAGTAAAGGTATAAACCTTGTAGCCTGAACGGCTTACTGTACTTAGTGTGTAAGTCAGACCTGCACCAACATTAAGATCAGCAAATGAATTTGGGTAAGCAATAACTACAACGCCTGAGCCGCCTGCACCACCGTTACTTGGATAAGGTGCGCCACCACCACCAGAACCAGTGTTTACACTTCCAGCACCGCCAGTTCCCTGTCCATCTGTTTTGCCAGCACCGCCACCGCCAGTTCCACCATCAGCAGCGATTGCAGGTGAAACATAAGCACCGCCACCGCCACCGCCTGCGCGTGTAACGGCAGAACCAGTTATTGAACTTGAAAGACCATTGCCACCTGCGCCAGCAGCACCTGATCCAGAAGTTGCCGAATTTGCACCAGCAGCACCTGCGCCACCACCGCCACCGCCAACTACATAAACTGCGTACTGATGCCATCCAGCACCACCAGCATTACCTTGACCAGAGGTAGCAGCACCACCAGCACCTGATCCAGTAGTGCCAACTGCACCACCACCGCCACCGCCAGAACCCCCAGTTCCACCAACATTTGAACCAGTGTAAATCATTCCACTACGACCACCACCGATTGAAGTGAGTGTTGAAAATACAGAATTAGAACCAGCAACAGCAGCAGCACCTGCACTACCGATTCCACCAGTGCCACCAGCACCAACAGTTACTGTCGCGGATAATAAAGTTCCAATAGTTAGTGTGTTGCTTAAATAGCCACCAGCACCACCACCACCACCACCACCGCTTGAACCACCGCCACCGCCAGCGATAACCAGATACTCAACTGATGTAGGAGCTAGAGCAAAACTAACTGAACCTGTACCTGCTGTGAATGTAGTTACCTTGTGACCTGTAACTATTGCAGTTGTAAAAGTTAAACCTGATCCACCAGCAATTGTGAATGATGCAGGGTAACGAATAATGACAACACCTGAACCGCCTGCTCCACCTCTCGGTGCGCCGTCACCGCCACCGCCACCACCGCCACCGCCAGTGTTAGCAGTTCCAGCAGTTCCGTTTGTGCTTCTAACACCACCTGCTCCACCGCCACCTGTACCACCAGAAGCACCAGAAAAATTGTATCCGCCACCACCACCGCCACCCCCACGAGTTACAGCTGAACCAGTAATTGATGATGAAAGACCTGCACCGCCCACACCTGCGCCACCAGTGCCATTAGTTCCAACGGCACTTGCGCCACCGCCACCGCCACCTGTTCCTGCGCCATTTGCACCATTGTAGAAACCTGAGCCACCAGCAAATCCCTGACCAGAAGTGGCAGTTCCACCGGCACCTGCAGCTGGAGTACTTGTATAGCCAGCACCACCGCCACCAGAACCACCGTTTAGACCTACGTTGTTGGCACTTGTACCAGCACCGCCACCGCCACCGTCTGCAATTATGCTTCCTACTACCGAGTTGCTTCCAGTGATTCCAAAAGTTCCATTTGCGCCACCGTTAGCACCGCCTGCGCCAACAGTAACTGTGAATGAACTAGCAACGTCAATAGAAGTTAAGCCAGTTAAATAACCACCTGCCCCGCCACCGCCGGGTGTAACCCAAGTGCCACCACCGCCACCACCTGCAATAGTCAGATACTCAGTTGAAACTTTTGTTGTGTTGTATCTAATAACACCAGTACCAGCTGTGAACGTATAAACCTTGTAACCAGAACGTGAAGTTGTGTCTAGTGTGTAAGTAATACCAGTGCCAATGAATAGATCGTTAAAAGTATTTGCGTATGCAATGATGACAACGCCTGAACCACCGTTAGCACCAGTTAGTACTGATCCTGAATAGCCACCACCGCCACCACCGCCACCAGTGTTAGCAGTTCCAGCAGTTAAACCACTATTGTTGTCGCCTGTACCACCGTTACCACCGCCAGCAGTAGCAGTTCCACCAACTCCACTTCCACCACCAAATAAACTGGAACAGCCAGCACCACCGCCACCGCCAGCGCGTGCAACAGATGTACCAGTTATGGATGAAGATAAACCAGAACCACCATTGCCACCAGTAGATGAATTTCCAACAGCACCAACACTTCCAGCACCACCGCCACCGCCACCGCCACGATTAGCATTGGATACGCTATTGCCACCAGCAAAACCTTGACCTGATGTACCTGCGCCACCAGTTTGTCCACCTGCAGTTCCACCGTCATCGCCACCACCAGAACCGCCACCTGAGCCACCAGCAACACCATTATTAAAACGATATTGTCCCCCTGCGCCACCGCCAGTTGTTGTTGTAGTTGAAAAAACAGAATTAGAACCATTGGTTGCTGCAACAGAAGCAGAACCTGCGCCACCAGCACCAATAGTAAGCGTGTATGAAGTGTCATTAACAAGTGCTTGCGTGCCAGTTAAGTAACCACCAGCACCACCACCACCGCCAGCAGTGTTTTCACCAGCACCACCGCCTGCAATAACTAGATATTCAACAGTTGGCGTGGCAGTTGTTCTGGCAGAGCAGGTAAAGCCAAATAGACCAAACATTATGCCGACAAATCTCCAACAGCAACCCAAGTGTTACTTGAGCGTTTGACGATAGATGCGCCTGACCATTGGGTTGATAGCTTTAGACCGGGGTTACCGTTTACCGTTACAGCAGTACCACCAGCAATAGTGATAGTGCCTGAACCAATGTTAAGTAAGTTAAGAACGGAACCAGTTGCATAGTTAAAAGTAGATTCAGGTGGAACGGTTACTGTGAATGTTCCGTTGAATTCTAGAATCTTGCCTTGGTCAGCACTGCCAAACGTATAGGCAACAGTTCCGCCAGTAGCAATAGGAATAAACGCACCTGATGGTTGCCATGTAGAAGTACCACCAGTAGTGACAGTTAGCGCGTAGCCATTAACGGCAGAACCAGCAGGAGCAGAACCAACGCCAACTTTAGTTTCTAGTGCTTCGATAGCATCGTTAGCGTCTGCGTGTTGCAAAGAATGTGAAGGGGAGTCTTGTGAATCAGTGCTTAACGGGTTGGTGAAGTTATCAAGACTTGTCGGATAGTTAGTTGCCATTGTTCACCTTAGAACGCCAAAGGATAAGTTTCATTCAGAGTTCCATCATACTTTACTGGATCATCATAAGTGGTAGTGCTTGAATCGTATAGAGGTAGGTTGCCAGAAAGCACACCATAAGTCGTGTCATCAAGGATGAATGGGAAGTTTGTAACCTCACCAAATTCAAAGCTGATGTTGTACTGGTCAATTCCTATGTTGTGGCTGATGCCTGTAATTAAAGCAAATTCTGAAATTGGATCACCGATATTGTTTGGTGTAAATATGACACGCACTGCATCGTTGATTTCCAGACCTAAGATTCTGTCTTGTATTTCTTCGCTCTTGTCGTGCAGGGTAAAACCTAACTTAGCAAACCGCAGTTCTGGCAGTTCGTATTTATCAACTAAGAATCCTGCAATGCTTAAAGCTGCTTCATCATCAATCATTAGTAGCCCATCAAGGCTTAATGCTTGGATGCCAAATAAATCTTGTGATGCAACTGAGTCGGCAGTTTGAGCAGTACCGTTTGCTCGTGTGATGGTGACTCTGTTGTATAGATTTTCTGAACCGTAGGAAACTTCAATGTTGTTGTAAGAAACTCCATTAACAGTGCCGTCATCAGCAAAGGCAATAGTTTCAATAAGTGGTGGCAAGTTTACGCGGTCTTTGAACGTAACTAATCCGTCTTTAGAAATAAACAAAGAGCCGGGTTCTGATTGCTCAACTGTTTGTAGATAACCTAGTGTGTTCGTGGTATCTGGCACTGTGTCAGCTTGAAGCAGTTGCTGCCCCGTATCAATGTCACGTTCAGCGATAGGCCAATTAACTTCTGGTCTGCTTAGGATTGCTTCGATACGTTGCCCAGAAAATTGGGAAGTTGTTGTGAACTCTGTTAGTTCTGTGTTAGAAATTAAAGCAAAAGCATCTGAGCAAGTAATTGTTGCAAAGGATTTGTTTCCTAAATTGTAAGTTAAATCAATGTCATCAATCTCACCAGTAAATTGACGGACTCCGTTTGCTTCAATCACGACTTGACGTTTAGGAACGAACTGTTGGAAGTATGGACTCTCTGTAAAGAACGGATCAAAGTAACGATTGTCATTGTGGAAAGTAACGCTTGCCTGACCAGATGTGTAACGATCCAGTTCACGCGACTTACCGCGATTGATTGAAACGCTGCTTACATACTGAGTAACATCAACTAGAACATCGCCACCTAGTGGATAAGTTCCATCCAGTAAACCTTTAGTTTCATCGTCTAATGTAAAGAATTCAACATCAACTAAGTCAATGTTGAATTCAACAAATACTTTGGTATCTGGAACCACTATGCACTCGCAAAGACTGGGCCACTTGCACGCTCAAAACGCTTAATGGCATCTACGATCTCACGCCCAACCTGCGCGCCGTCTGTACCAATCCCGGCATTTACGTTTATTGTGATGCTTGTTCCCATGCCTGCATTGCGACCTGACAAAGGCACTACTGCTTCTGGCCCGGCTTCACCGATCAGAGCAAGGGTTGGCCCAGTAACGATTCCACCAGCTGCCATTGCAGGGATTCTTGCCAACTTGTTAAGCAGTCCCTGACTTACAGCAGGCGCGGTTTTCTTACTTCCGCTAGCTTTAGGCTTGGCTTTACTCTTTGATGCAACTGCTGAAACTTCCGAAGCAGCTGATTCTGTTGCGGGACTTACTATGTTGCCGTCAGCACCAATGCTAAATCCAGCAGCAGCAATAGCAGACCTAACGCCATCTACAAGGGCTTGACCTGCTGTAACACCTGCTTGATAGAACTGAGTCGCAGCAGACATACCAAGTTCTTCTGCTACCGTCTGTGTTGCTGTGATCAAAGTATTAACTTGATCTACGACAGTTGCGCCACCAGCAATGATCTCATCGGCAATCTTTGTGCCTGCTTCTGCGCCTGCTGCAAGTACCTGACCAATAGCAGTTTCAGATAAGCCCATAGACAAAAGCGTTCTGACCTTAGTTCCAAAGTCCTGAGCCTTGGTAGCTTGCGCAATCAAGTTCTCTAAGAATGAGCCTGTTTCAGAAGTGGCAGCTGAACTGAAATTTATGACACCTGTAATCGAACTGGTTACTGAACTGGCGTAGTCACGAAACTTTTGTTTTGAATCAGTTAGAACCTGATTGGCATTAGATAGGGCTTCTGTAAACTTAGCAATCTTTTCAGTAGCAGCTTTGCTTGCGCCACCAACAGACTTGCTACCGCCACCGCCACCGCCAGCGGGAGTGTCAATAGATGCTGCAAGACTATTGGCTTCCGCAGCAATAGCAGAAAGATTAGTTTGTTCTTGCTTTAGGGTATTGCTGAACTTTCCAAAAGCAACCCCTGCACCATCTATGCCTTTGATTAAGAAATCTAAATTTCCAACTTCTGTAATTACATCGTCACTTTTTAAGACCTTTTGGAAAGCGTTGTATCCCTTGATTACTACGTTAATTGCAGCTGATGCTGCGTTACCCACTTGAACAAAAGCAATAATCACACCGCGTATCGTCTTAAATACCGCTTCACCCCAAGACATTGTGGCATCAGTGCCTTTAACAAATGCAGCCACAATTAAAAGAATCACCGTAGGGATAAGAACCACACGCTTGATCAAGAACTGGAATGCAGTAGCAAGACCTTGTACCAGCTTGATCATGTAGCCAACAGCAATCATTGCCGGGCCAAGTGCAGCAGCAAAGAAACCAATTTGAATACCAGTAACAATTGCGTTAGGCGAAAGAGTCTTAAAGGCTTCGATAAACTTTTGCAGGTTAGGTAGAACCTGATTACGAATAACGCCAACTACGTTCACCATGACTGGCAAAAGAACCGCACCAAACGTACCTGACAAGTCCTCAACCTGCGCTGCTAAAAATTTCTTTTGATTAGCAAGACCACCAGCAGTTCTAGCAACGTCACCTTGAGCAAGTACCGTGTCACGCAAAATCAAGGCATAGGCAGCTTCTGCTTTCTGAGCAGCATTTAGTGCGCCGACACCATCATAGATAGCAAGATTTCTGGCTTCTTGTTTTAGTCGGTCTTCAGTCAAAGCAACACCGTGACGTTTCAAGGGTTCTGTTTCACCAGACAAACCAGAACGCAGAGCATCTATTACTTCTTGAATCGGTACGTTGCTGAAAGAAGCTATGTCAGCAGCCAGTTCTACTAATGTCTTTGACATTTTTGCTGATTCAACTCTGGTTATACCAAAGGCTTGGAACAAGTTGCCGTATGTTCCAACAGCATCTAGAGCTGATCTGCTTGAGATACCGATAGCAGCCGAAGTGGTTTTACTCCAAGCTAAGATTCCTTTTGCTTGATCTCCAAATACTGCGGTTACTTTAGCTTGTGCTTCTTGTAAATTAGATGCGTCTGTAATTGTTTTATTTATAACAACGGTCAAAGCGACAAGCGGAACGGTCACGTTTTTTGTTATGGATCGCCCAGTGTTTACCAGACTAGCTGAAAGAATGTTTGCACTTGTGCTTAATTTGTTAAATCCACCATCAGCAGCCTTGACTGCTGCTATTGCTTTGTCTAAACCTTTGGGATCAAATGTCGTGGTAATCGGAACAATAATTGCCATGATTTACCTAACCCTTTTCAATTCATTATTTAGTGAGGTGCTTAATCCTTTAATTGTACCTTCAACTTGATTTATGATGTAAGGAATTTCCCGTTCAGCAGCAGGGTAGACATAACGAGAAGCCTGAGCAATCGAGTTTAATTTGTTGATCATGGCTTTGCCAGATCGTGTTTTACCGTTAGCTTTGCGACCTGCCATGTCTGCGATTTGAAATGAAGCAGCTCCACTTGAGTTCTTTCCTTTAGCACCTACAACAATCGAAACTAAGGAAGTTTCATTGCGTTGTGCTTTTTTAGAAAAGTTGGTTTTAACCTTTGCAGAAATTCCTGACGGTTGCCATCTGGTTCGCCCATTGTGAATCATGCCACGCAAAGGTGCTTCACTAGGAATGTTGGATTTAATGGCATTAGCAACAGGCTGTGCGCCGGTTCTTAAATCTTTACGGGCTTCTTTGACAATCTCTTTATCTAGCTTGTTGAGAACTCTGACGGTATCGGCAACCCCAGTGACTCTAGATGTTGCCATTACGACCCCTGACTGTTTCGCCAGCGCAGATACATTCCCATAGTAAAAAGCATACGCTCGGATTCTTCCATTAAGACTGACGGAGCAATGCCAGTCTCACAGGATAGATAAGCCAGATACCAGTGTTGGGATGAGTCACCCAACCCAACTATTTTGGGCTTTCTTCACTCGCTTCAATAGTTTCGACTTCATCGCACCATTCTTCAAAGCTAAGTTTCGTCTTACCCTTACGCTCTAGCCAGTGCCATGCAAGCCACAATAGATCAGTAATGCGAAAGTCTGATTCAAGTGAAGCAACAGACTTAGTGAACTTGTCCTCAAATGCAACAAGGTCACGCGCAGTAGCAGATACGTCTTCTACTGTTTCATCATTAAAAGTAACGCGCAGGTTGATTTTCATAGTTAGCTGGTTGCCCGTACTACTGTGCCTGATGTAGGCCAAGTTACTGAGAATGTCGCAATGTCACCAACAGAAGAAGCAAGTGGACTGTAAGAGTTCACTAGGCAAGTTGCAGTGTACGAAGGGTTAGTTGCTGAAACTGTGCTTGAAGTTGGAACGATTACAACTGTTGCAATTGTGTTGTAAAGCGGAAACAGAGTTGCATCTACTGAAGATGCTGCAAAGTCCTGCATGAACTGAAGCGTCAATGAACCAGTCTTTAGACCACCAATGCGCTCACGGAAAGTTCCACCAAAGGCAGTTGTTTCTAGGTCATCGGATTCTAAAGCGAGTTCAACGCTGTTTAAGTTTGTAGAAAAGTTAGTGCCGTTAATGGTCACTTTGTAATCGGTAGCTGCGAATTTCGCCATGCTGTTTTGCTCCTAGTCTGCGTAGCAGAGAACTACGAACTCTGCCGATAAATAGTTTACCTCACCGACAAGTAGTTCCCCATAGTTACGCATATCCGTAACTCTGAGATCGAACGCCTTGCCACCAAGTGTCTTGTTTGATTCTATCGCTAGTTTAATGCTGTTAGCCCCTGTGCTTGAAACGTAAGCATCTATGGAGTTCTGTCCTGTGCGTTCTGAAACTCTTCCTACGATTACCTGAACTGAGAACGTGTAGGTTTGCATTCCACGCTGAAACGTATCATCGTAATTAACGCTGATAGGAAAGACAATGGCAACTGGTGGGTTGATGTTGTCAGGCTGAAAGTCCGA